CGCGAACAGTTTGGCGTGGCTCGCCGGCTGCTCAACATCGTGCCGATGTCCTCAGACACGAAAACAGAACCTCGCCAGTTGTCGGGACTGACTGCTTACTTCGTTGGCGAGAATTCAGCCGGCACCGAATCGACCATGAGCTTTGACGATGTCACTTTGGTGGCCCGCAAACTGATGGTTTTGGCTCGCTTGTCGAACGAACTGAATGCCGATGCTGCAATCAGCTTTGGTGACAAATTGGTCGGAGAAATCGCCTACGCCTTCGCCAATAAGGAAGACGAGTGTGTGTTCAACGGCACAGTAACAAGCACTTTTGGCCACATCACCGGCATCCGCACTCGGCTGGATGAACTGACGGCCGGAACAGCTCCAGGGCTCACTCTCGGAGCAGGCAACGCCTACTCTGAACTGACGCTTGCCAACTTCCAGAGCGTTGTGGGATCGCTTCCACAGTACGCAGATCGTCCTGGTGCTGGATGGGTGTGTCACAAGACGTTCGCTCACACAGTGATGCAGCGGTTGGCATTGGCTGCCGGTGGCTCGACGGCAACGGAAATTATCAACGGCATTCCGACGCTGATGTTCCTTGGCTACCCAGTCACAATCAGTCAGGTGTTTCCATCCGTGGAAGCAAACGACCAGATCCCGGTCATCTTCGGTGACTTGTCACTGGGAGCCATGTTTGGCAACCGTGGACAGGAAACGATCGCGTTTTCGACCGAAGCGACTGTGGGCGGTGAGTCCATGTGGGAACGGGATCAGATTGGCGTCCGTGGCACGGAGCGTTTCGACGCTGTTGTGCATGACTACGGCAGCAACTCAACGGCCGGCCCGATTGTTGGTCTGGAAATGGCCGGCAGCTAATCGGCTAACGGCAGCCTGATTGCGGAGGGCTCGGCGTGAGTCCTCCGCGTTTCTGAAAACAATCCCAAAAGGGGAATCAATATGATCCGAGAACGAATGGTCAATGACTCGCTGCTGATTGCTCCGGCATCACAGACGAACACGCAAACAACCACAGCAAATCTTGATACGAAGGGGGCGAGCTATGCCACTATTCGCGTTGCTTTTGCCAGTGAGTTGAACACAAATGCTGTTGGGCCAACGCTGGTGTTGTCGCAGTCTGACGACACGGTTGTCTCGAACTTTGCCACACTCAACACACAGACAGGTCTGGACCTGACCGCCGCGCGTGCGGTGCATTACGGTGTGGATCTTCGAGGAAAGAAGCGATATCTGCGATTGGCAGTCACGACCGCAACGGCGACAAACGACAATGTCACGTTTGCAGCGGTGGCAACGCTCAGCGATCTGGAAAATGCTCCAAACGGCACAACCAGTGTTGCTGACACGACAGTCTTTGTCTGATGAGCGGAAACACGATCAGTTATGAGGCTGTCGCACCTTGGATGCAGGGGAAAGCCTTTAACGTCTACACGCAATTTGGTGAAGACGGATTGATCGCGTTTGCACTCGATAAAATTGGACCGACAAACCGTCACTGCTTCGAAATCGGAGCAGCTGACGGTCGGTTCTTCTCCAACACATTACGACTTCGCGAACTCGGCTGGTATGCGGTGCTTATTGAGGCCGACCAGCGGCACTTCGACAGACTGCAGGCTGAATTTGGGCAGCAGTCAACGTGCATTTTCGGAACGTGCGGTGATCTGGATGACATGCTCATTCAAACCACAATCAACCGCACTCCTGATCTCGGAATTATCGACATTGACGGACAGGACTATTGGCTTTGGCACGACATGGTTGAAATCAGGCCGCGAGTCATGCTCGTGGAAATCAGCACGCGGGGCCGATCAATGCCAATTCCTTTGCGTGGCGAACCATACCCGGCACAGGCCGGACTCGAACAAATAACGCAGCTCGGAATTTCAAAAGGTTACACGCTCGTCGCGACGACTTACTGCAACGCTCTTTTTATTGAAAACTCATGTCTTTAAAACTGAACATCGGCGCTGGCTCAACTGTGATTCCCGGATTCACCCCGATTGACCGCAAGTTCGGTTCGGAGGCGTTTCCGCTGCAGTACGCCGACAATTCCGTAGATGAGATCAGAGCCTCACACATCCTCGAACACTTTAGCTTCGCGGACGCGCAAGAAGCCCTGAAGGAATGGACGCGAGTCCTGAAGCCTGGCGGACGGATTCGGCTGGCAGTTCCAGACATTGAGGCGAAGGAAAAGGCGGATCCGGACGAATGGCCGTTTATCCTCATGGGCGGCCAGACCAGCGATAACGACTTCCACAAATCGGCATGGAACGAAACTCGCCTGCGGGCTCATATGGAGCACTTCGGGCTAGAAAGCGTCAAGCGATGGGAATCGCCAAACACAGATACAGCGGCTCATCCATGCTCGCTTAATCTCGAAGGCGTAAAGCCAGCGGCTGCTGCAAAAAAAGCACTGACTGTGAAAGTCGGGGCCTATTTGACACTCCCGCGTTACGAAGCAGTCGCAGCACGAACAATCATCGAACAGGCTCTCAAGCCACACAAGATTGACCTTACGACAACGCAGGGCGTCTTCTGGGGCCAGTGCATGCAGCGCATGTTTCAGGACGCTGTCGACAAAAATATCGACTGGATTTTGTCGCTAGATTCAGACAGCCTTTTTAATCAAAAGCATGTCTCAGATTTGTTTGAGTTGTTCGCAGCGAATCCGCAGATTGATGCGTTGGCAGCTTTGCAGTGTCGACGCGGCGGAAAGTATCCGCTGATGACAACTGGCACCGGTGTGCAGGATGAGCACGTACAAGTCGACGGCCGGCCGATCAAGGCGACCACGGCTCATTTTGGCCTCACGCTCATTCGCGTCAATTCATTGCGTGATGTGAAGAAGCCATGGTTCTGGTCGCAGCATGATGAAAGCGGCAACTGGTCAGATAACAAGCTCGATGATGACATTTGGTTCTGGCATCAGTGGCGATTAGCCGGCAAGACGATTTACGTGGCTCCTTCAGTGTCGATCGGGCATCTAGAAGAAACAGTTGCGATGTTCGATTCAGACTTGCAACCGAAGCATATTTACGTGCATGAGTGGCGAAAGGAAAATGGGCTGTGATTGTCTTACTTAAACCGTGGAATGGGCTGCCAGTCGGCTTTGTGAACACGGTGATCGGACGGGGGCCAGCGGCGGAACTGGTCAGACGCGGGATTGCTCGATGGTCAAACGAATTTGAGAACGAGGACTCGAAATGCACCCAAGCCCAACCTTCAAAACGACCACGGGGCCGACCATCGAGCCCCTCACGCTCGACGAACTGAAAACACGTCTTCGCATCACAACGTGCCACTTTGACACCGAACTGCAAGACCTGCTGAAGTCCGCACGCACGACGGTTGAGAGTGAATGCTATCGACGGCTGATTACGCAGACGGTGGAAATGCACATTCAAGACTTTCCTGGCACTTATGGAGACATCGAGATTCGGTTGGCTCCAATCCAGTCAATTACACACCTTAAGTACTACGATCAAGACGATACGCTGACGACGTTTGATTCGGCAAAGTATTACATCGACCTGACAAGCGTTCCTCCTCGAATCGTGCTGAAGGAATCACAGAGCTGGCCAATCACACAGGAGGAGCGGCCAAACAAAGTCGTCATTACCATGCAGGTGGGATACGGTGCAACGGCTGCCAGTGTTCCTCCGGCAGCGAGACTGGCGATCGTGGAGTATTGCCGAACGCATCGCGATGGCTGCGAAGGATCGAATGCACGCTACAAGGCGTTGGTGTCTGAACTGCAATGGACGGCGTTTCATAAGGTCTGGGCATGAAACACGACTGTCAAACACGCGACAAACTCGTTCGCATTGAAAAACTAATCGGGCAAACGGCAGACGCGCACGGCCAGATTGACCAGACGACCAATGCAAACTGGGGGCAACACTGTTCAGCGTGGTGTTCGGTGGTCAGTAAAGGCGGCCGCGAGTTCTGGAAAGTCCAGCAAACAAATGCCGATGTGTCGCATGTTTGGACCGCAGATTGGTCGCCTGAACTAGCCGACGCACTGCCAGCGATGCGGCTGATTTTTGACGGGTACACGTATGAAATTTTGAGCGTCATTGACATTGATTTAGACCATGCAGAAATCGAAATTCAGACAAAGCGAGCGGTGTAATGTCAGCCGTGTCAGGAATTGCAGATCTTGAAAACGTGTTTCAGGTGTTGCGGAAAGGCGTGGCAAATCGCATTGCTCGTCCGGGACTAGCAAAGGCTGGTCGGCTGGCAGTGAAAAAGATCAAAGCGGAAATTCCGAGTCGATACAAGGGCGTTCGAAAGTCCATCAAATCGAGGTCACTTAAAACGAAATACAACGGCGGTGTGGCCGGAGTCAAAGTGGGAGCAGGTGTTAGCCGAAAGCGTGGGGCCGGAGATTCGCGGGCAGGAAAAAAAGGCGTTGGTATTGGTGCGAACAACGTGCATTGGTGGTTTCTCGGGACAAAGCAGAGGCGAACAAAGGACGGCAAGAGAACTGGACGCATGCCGATCATGATGACTGGGGTGAGCGACATTCTGTTACGTTCGAAATCGGAAATGGTGGCACTGATTCGCGAAGGCATTAA